GCCCACCGCAGCAAAGAGGGCAAGCCCTTCACGCCCGAAGACTTCATGCCCTTTGTAGAAAAGCAGCACCGTTCAGATGAACCCAAGGCATCTGAAGCAGATGCAGCACGCCTGAACATCGCCCGCTTCAAGGCCATGTTCGCGCACCGCGTCAAGAGATAAGGCAATTCCCATGGCTGATATCGGCTCCTTGGTCATCAAACTTGCAGCCGACACCGCCGAGTTTCAGGCCGATCTCGGGCGCAGTGCACGTTTGCTGGACAAGCACGCCTCGGACATGAAAGCCTCACTACAGCAGGTCGCTGGCGTTGCCCGAACCGCTTTTGCGGTCGTCATTGGCACCACCTCTGTGGCAGCACTGCGTGACTTTGTGACCCAGACCCTGGAGACCTCGGCAGCGCTGCAAGGTCTGGCTGAGCAAACCGGGGCGAGCGCCACGGCGCTGTCGGGCTTTGCGCCGGTGGCCACCATCTCGGGCACCGCGATGGACGCCATCGGCGGGAGTCTGGCCAAACTCTCCAAAGGTCTGGCGGGTGTGGACGATGAAACGGCCGGTGCCACCAAGGCGCTGCAGTTTTTAGGCATACGGGCCAAGGATGCCAGTGGCAACCTGCGCGATCCTGCCGAGGTCATGAACGATGTGGCCATAAAGCTCTCCGAATTTGAGGACGGCGCGGGCAAGACGGCCCTGGCCATGGAGCTCTTTGGCAAGTCGGGCGCGTCCATTCTGCCCTTCCTCAAGGACCTTGCAGAAAACCAGGACCTCAATATTCGGCTCACGGCCCAGCAGATCGAGGAAGCGGACAACGCCTCCAAGGCGCTGTCGCGCATGAAGGCCGAGACGGGCTTTGTCGCGCAGACCCTGGTCACGGCTGCGATCCCGTCCATGACGGTGCTGGCGCAGGAGCTCAAGCAGGTGCTCTTTGGCACTCAGGACGCGGTGGGCGGTATCCAGCGTCTGCGCACCGATGGCTCGCTCACCACCTGGGCGCAGAACACGGCGTACGCCATCGCCGTGGTCATCGACGCCCTGCGCGGCATTGGCCAGACCATCAAGTCGGTGATTGGCAGTTTCCAGGCGGTGTGGGCAGACATTGAGCTGGCGGGGACGTTTTTAGCGGGGGGCGAGGGGCTCAATCCGTTTTCTGAAGACAACCGCGCACGCCTCAAAGCGGCGCTGGACAAACGCAACGCGATCGTCGAGCAGGCCAATCAGAACTATGTCGAGCTGTGGGACATGCCGCTTTTGGCCGATGCGGTCACCAAACGCTTTGATGACATTCGAAAAGGCACTGATGCGAGCAACTCTGAAACAACTGCACCCGCGCCGCGCAAGCGCCTGAACTACAGCACCGCCACCACGGCCGTTACAGCCACGGCCATGGCAGGCATCGACAGTGAACTCAAGCGCCTGCAAGGCCTGGTGGATACAGAGTCGGGCATCCTCAAGGACCGCCAACGCATCATCGACCTTTATGAAAACCAGGGCTACCTGAGTTTCAAGGAGGCCAGTGACGCCCGCTTGGCAGCGCAGCAAGACTTCACGCAAAAGCTCTCTGCCTTGTCCTCGGATGAGGAAGCTGTTTTGCGCAAAGGTCTCGACACGGTCGCTAAAACCAGTCAGGACAAACTCAAGCTCCAGGACAAGCTTCTGGAAATTGCCCTCAAACACCAAAAGCTCGAGCGCGATGCCCAGCAGTCGGACCTGGAGCGCCAGATCCGGCTGCCGGGCGAATCGCTCAAAGACCTGCAAGAGCAGGCCTCGCGCGGTCAGGCGCAGTTGCGTGCCAGCGAAGATCAGATCAAAACCCTGCGCGAGACTGGTGCCATCAGCGAGCTGGACTCGCTGCGCCGCTTGGGCGAAGCCCGTCAGGAAAGCGCGAACCAGCTGGCCACTCTGGCCGAGCAGACGCGTGCCCTGGCAGACGCCGCCCCCGGTAATGAAAAACTCGCCGAAGCCCTTCGCAAAATCGAGGAAGCCGCCCGCCAAGCGGCAGATGGCGCTCAGTTGTTGACGCAGCGGGCCAAGGAACTCTCGGACCCCGAAGCCGGATTTGCCAAGGGCCTGCGTGCAGTGGCCGAAGAAGCTGAGCAGATTGGCAAGCAGATGGAAGCGGCAACAATCCGCGCCTTCAACGGCATGACCGATGCGCTGATGGACTTTGTGATGACGGGCAAACTCGACTTCAGGTCGCTGGCCAACTCCATCATCTCGGACCTGATCCGCATCCAGATCCAGCGCGCCATCACGCTGCCCCTGGCGAAAGCCATGAGCAGTTTCTTTGGCTTTGCCGATGGCGGGGTCATGACGTCAGAGGGGCCATTACCGCTGCGGGGCTACGCCAGCGGCGGCATAGCCAACTCGCCTCAACTGGCGGTGTTTGGCGAAGGCTCGCGGCCAGAGGCCTATGTGCCGCTGCCCGATGGGCGGACCATTCCCGTGACCATGAGCGGTGGCACTGCTGGGGGCATGGGCGCAGGCCATGTGTTCAACATTTCCGTGAATGTCTCTGACGCAGGTGCAGCCACACGGGGCGACAGCGCAGGCGGTCGTGACCTGGGCCAGGCAGTGGCCAACGCGGTACGCCAGGAGCTGCTGGCGCAAAAGCGGGCCGGTGGCTTGCTCGACAGCAGGAGGGCTTTGTAAATGGCCGTGTTCACATGGATTCCATCGCTGGGGGCTAGCCTGGCCATGCTGCCCAATGTGCGGCGGGTGGCATTTGGCGATGGGTATGAGCAGCGCCTGGCCTTTGGCATCCACACCCAAGCCGAGGTCTGGACGCTGGAGTTTCGTGGGCGGACAACGCAGGACGCGGAAGCGATCGACGATTTCTTGCGCGCTCGCGGGGGTGTACAGGCTTTTGACTGGACTACCCCGGCAGGCACTACTGCCAAGTTCACTTGTGAGGAGTGGAGCCGCTCGGTGGATGAGCCCGACGTCGAGACGGTGCGGGCCACGTTCAAACAGGTGTTTGATTTGTCATGACGCAAGTGCAGATGAATGTTTCGGCTATGACCTCACCAGCGATCACTTCGCCATCGATCACCTCAGAAATCCAGAAACTTGCCCCCAGCGCCGTGATCGAGCTCTTTGTGCTGGACCTGTCGCTCTTTGGCCAGGGACCGGTGAGGTTTCATGCGGGCACCAACGCCCTCATGCAGCGTGTGGTCTGGCAAGGCCATGCCTATGAAGCGTTCCCGATCCAGGTTGAGGGCTTTGAGTTCAATGGCGGCGGTCAGGTGCCCCGCCCCCGGATGCGGGTGGCCAATGTCACGGGTTCAATCACGGCGCTCGTGCTGAGCTACCAGGACCTGGTGGGAGCCAGGATCACCCGCAAACGGACCCTGGCCAAGTACCTCGATGCGGTCAATTTTGCGGACGGCGTGAACCCCACGGCAGACCCCTTGGCCGAGTTCGCCGACGACGTTTACTGCGTTGACCGCAAGTCGCGTGAAACGCGCGAGGTGGTCGAGTTCGAGTTGGCCGCGTCCTTTGATCTCGAAGGCGTCAGCTTGCCGCGCCGTCAGATTGTGCAAAACGTCTGCCCTTGGTCCTACCGGGGTGCCGAGTGCGGCTACACGGGCAGTGCGTATTTCAACGCGAATGACGAGGTGGTTAGCAGCAAGGCGCAAGACGCCTGTGGCAAACGCCTGGCCTCTTGCCAGCGGCGCTTTGGTGCCCATGCCGAATTGCCTTTCGGGGGCTTTCCGGCGGCGGGCTTGTTCCGGTGATGAATGAAATCAAAACACGAACGAAATCACTGCATGAATGAAATCAATCAATCCCTGGCCTTGGCCCACGCCGCCAAAGAGTTTCCCCGTGAAGCCTGTGGGCTGCTGGTCATTCAAAAGGGCCGCGAAGTCTATTGCCCTTGCCGCAACATCGGTGTGGGCACTGACCAGTTCGTGATCCACCCCGAAGACTATGTGGCAGCCGACCACCAGGGGGAAATCGTAGAGGTGTTCCATTCCCACCCGAACTTGCCCCCTGAGCCCAGTCAGGCCGACCGTGTGGCCTGCGAGGCCACTGGGCTGCCCTGGTCCATCGTGTCGTTTCCCGCTGGTCAATGGGTGCAGATCAAGCCCGTGGGCTATGTCGCGCCCCTGGTGGGCCGTCAATGGGCACATGGGGTACTTGACTGCTACGCCCTGGTGCGCGATTGGTACGTGCAGGAGCGTGGCATTGATCTGCCCGATTTTGAGCGCTTTGACGAGTGGTGGAAGCGGGGCATGAACCTGTACCTGGACAACTTTGGGTCCGCCGGGTTTGAGGTTACGGATCTGACGGATCGGACAGATCTGAAGGTGGGGGATGTGCTCTTGATGCAGGTCGCCTCCCCTGTGCCCAACCATGCGGCGGTGTATCTGGGTGACGGTTTGATCCTGCACCACCTGCAAGGCAGGCTGTCGAGTCGGGACGTGTACGGCGGCTACTGGCAAAAGGTCAGCACCCACGCGCTGCGGCATCCAGACCTGCACCCGCATCTTTAACCATTTCCTTTACCGCTCTTAAAACTTGCGGCACGAGTCTTGCGATGGCCACGATCCTTCTTCTCGGTGAACTGGGCAGGCGCTTTGGGCGTCGCCATCAGATGGCGGTGGCCTCAGCCGCCGAGGCGGTGCGCGCTCTTTGTGCGAATTTCCCGCAGTTTGAGCGCGAGTTGGTGTCCTCTGGCGAGCGGGGTGTGGGCTACCGGGTGCTGGCCGGACGAGACCAACTCGCGCTCGACCGTTTGCATGAACCCACCGGCCAGCAGCGCATCACCATCGCGCCTGTCGTCTCGGGTGCTGGTGGCAATGGCTTAGGTCAGATCCTGCTCGGTGCAGCTTTGATCGCTGTGTCTTGGTGGAACCCGATGGGCTGGGCAGCCGCTGGCTCATTCTTGTCGCAAGCGACCCTGTATTCGGTGGGCACTTCCATGATCCTGGGCGGTGTGGCTCAGATGATTGCGCCCACCGCCAACGCCTCTGATCCGTCCGAGCGCCCAGAAAACCGCCCCAGTTATGTGTTCAACGGGGCCGTGAACACCACCGCCCAAGGCCATCCCGTGCCAGTGGGCTACGGCCGCATGATCGTGGGTTCGGCCGTGATCAGTGCGGGCATCGATGTCGATGAAATCCCTGTCCTTTAAATCCCTGTCGATGAGATCAATGCATGAATCTGATGCCAGCTTCAAATCCTTTGATCATTGGTGCAGGTGGCGGGGGTAAGTCGGGTGGCGGTAGCGCCCGTGTGGCCCAGGAAGCTGCCGACAGCCTGCGCTCCAAAGCCTATGCCCGTGTGGTCGATTTGGTGTGCGAAGGAGAAATCGAAGGCCTTGTTCAGGGCCTGCAGTCGGTCTTTCTGGATGACACGCCGATTCAGAATTCCGATGGCAGTTACAACTTTTCTGGGGTGACGCTTGAAAGTCGCCCCGGAACCCAGCAGCAGGGTTACATCCCGGGCTTTGCTTCAGTAGAGAACGAAGTCTCGGTCGGCGTGGAGTGCAAGTTCGCCCAGCCGGTGGTGCGCGCCATCACCGACCCCGACGTGGACGCTGCGCGCCTCAAAGTGAGCATGCCCGCGCTTACCTTGCAGGACACGACCAACGGCGATTTGAACGGCACATCGGTCAGCTACGCGATCGACTTGCAGTCGGCAGGCGCCGGGTTTGTGCAGGTGCTCACCGACACGGTCTCTGGCAAGACCACCTCGCGCTACCAGCGCAGTTACTACGTGCCGCTATCTGGCACTGGTCCTTGGGAGGTCCGCCTTCGCAGGCTGACCGAGGACGCGACCCAAAGCAGCCTGCAAAACAAGACCTTTCTGGACTCGTACACCGAGGTCATCGAGAGCAAGCTGCGCTACCCCAACAGCGCCTTGATGGCCTTGC